CGGTTCTCCAGCTATGTCGCCAAAGGCCAGGGGCGCCTCGGTGCGGACGGAGAAACGGAACACTCCGCGCCTTCGGGCAAGGTTGATGATCCGATCATCACGCGCCATCGCCCCTTGATCGTGCTGGCCGAGAGCCATAGCAAGAACATCACGCTGCGCGATCGCGCGGAGTGGGAACGCAATGTTCGTCGCGGTCGCAGTGCGCGCGGCTCAATCACAGTGCAAGGCTGGCGGCACCCTGGCGGTGAGCTGTGGCTGCCCAATACGCTGGTCTCCGTCACGTCGCCCATGCTGTGGCTTGACAACGCGGAAATGCTGATCGTTGGCTGCACCTACTCGCTCGATGAGCAAGGCGGCACGCTCACCGAGCTGGCGATCGCCCGGCCGGATTCGTTCCAACTGCTCGAAGGTGTTGCGCAGTCGAAGCTGTTCGGCAAGCTGCGCACCAAGGAACAACGCGAGAAGCGTGAGAAGGCCGAAGATTGGAGCACGTTGTGAACGACGTGCAAATGGCACTCTCGCGCATGATTGCACCTACGGCAAGACGTTTGCGCCTGATGGTAGCCCGCGCCGTGGTGACCCTCATCAACGATGCCGGAAAAATCCAGACGGCGCAGGTGAAGCTGCTCGATGGCGAAGTGCGTGACGGCATCGAGATCCTGCATCAGCACGGCTTCTGCTCGCGGCCACGGATCAAGCCGGAGGGTTTGTATTTCTCGGTCGGTGGCGATCGCGATCACGGCGTGATGGTGGCCGTGGGTGATCGCGGCTCGAATCGCCCGGATCTCGCGCCCGGCGAGACGGCGGTTTATACCGACGAAGACGCGGACGGGAGCGAGCACCGCATCATCTTCAAGAACGGGCGCGAAATCCACATCATGGCCGGCTTGACGCGGCTCATCGTGACGCCGGACGGCATCACGATCCAAACGCCGGCTCTGGATATCGAGAAGATCTGATGCACGGGATCTCGCGTCTTGTTCAGGACAGTGCCGGCGGGCGGATTCTCGGTGCCTTGCAGGACTTCGTGACGGTTGAAGGAACGCTCTGGGCAGTCAAAGATGACCCGGTTGAAGGGCATGGCACCTCACCGCATGCCGCCCCGATCATGGCTGAGGGCAGCTCCTTTGTGCGCATCAATGGTATTCCGGCCTGCCGAGAGGGACACTTGGCCACGTGCGGTCACCCGGCATCCGGCAGCGCGGCGATGAGGATCAGCGAATGACCGACATCCGGACGGTATTCATCGGCATGGATGAAGGCGCGGACTTGGCGCTCGATGCTTTTGACCTGGCGGTTGACGACAGCCTCGACACCGCCGTCATCCTTTCCTTATTCACCGACGCCCGCGCGCTCGATGACGACGTTTTGCCGATTGGCCAGACGGATCGGCGCGGCTGGTGGGCGGATGCGTATCCGGCCAAAGAAGGCGATCGCTTTGGTAGTCGCTTGTGGTTGTTGCGCGCGGCAAAGCAATTGCAGCAGTCGCTCAACCTCGCCCGTGGCTACGCCGAAGAGGCGCTGGCCTGGCTGGTTGCGGATGGCGCCGCCAGCAAGGTTGAGGTCGAAACCTTCATCGTGCGCGATGAAGTCATGGGCATGATCGTGCGCATCACGCGCCCTGATGGGTCGGTCCTGCCGATTCGCTTTGAAGTCTTGTGGAACAAGGTGTGATATGCCGTTTTCTCGTCCAGCCCTGCCGACCCTGATCAATCGCGCCGAAGCCGACATCGAGAGCAGGCTGACCGGCTCCGATGCCCGCCTGCGGCGCTCCAACCTGAATGTGATGGCGCGGGTGCATGCCGGCGGTGTGCACGGCCTCTATGGCTATCTCGATTGGCTGGCCAAACAGATCCTGCCCGATACGGCAGACGATGACATCCTGGAGCGGCACGCGCAGATATGGCTGGAAGGCGGGCGCCTCGGCGCCGGCTATGCCACCGGGCAGGCGACGGTCACCGGCACGAACGGGAAGGTGATTGAAGCGCTCACGGCCTTCAAGCGCGCAGACGGCGTGGTGTATCACACCGGATCGGAGGTAGTGATCAGTGCCGGTGAGGCCGTTGTCTCGCTGATTGCTGATGTGGCTGGCCAGGACGGAAACGCGGCAGCAGGCATCACGCTGATGCTCGATTCGCCGATCGAGGGAATTAACGCCAGTGCCTTGGTAACCAGCAATGCGCTAACCGGCGGTGCGGATATCGAAGACATTGAAGCCTTGCGCACGCGTCTGATTGATCGCATTCAGAAACCACCCCAGGGCGGCTCAAAGAATGACTACATAAGCTGGGCCAAAGAAACGCCTGGTGTGACGCGCGCCTGGTGCTTCCCCGAGGAGATGGGCGATGGCACGGTTACTGTGCGCTTCGTGCGAGACGACGACGCCAGCCTGATTCCGGATGTGAATGAGGTGGCCACGGTGCAGACTGCGATCGAGGCGGTTGCTCCGGTTAACGCGCACATCTACGTCGTAGCGCCGATCGCCGCGCCGATCGCCTTTCAGATCCAGCTGGTGCCAGCACTAGCAGCGGTGAAGGTTGCCGTCGAGGCTGGCCTACGCGATCTGCTGCTTCGTGAAGCCGAGCCGGAGGGCGGCGCGGCCGAAGGCAAAGTTCTGCTCTCACACATCCGCGAAGCGATCTCGCTGGCTGCTGGTGAAACAGATCATGTGTTGGTGGCACCGGTTGCCGACGTGGCGCCAACGATAGGCCAGATGGCAACGTTCGGGAATATCACGTGGGTGCCATGACCCCAGCGGCTTACCGCGCACAGCTGCAGGCGCTACTGCCGCCTGGCGATACGTATCCACGGCATCTGGCGGCATTCTGGACGAAGCTGCTGGACGCGTTCGCTGAGGAGTACTCCCGTTTTGATGAGCGTACGGAGCAGCTGCTGAATGAAGCGATGCCCGGCTCGTCGCTTGAGGTGCTGCCGGACTGGGAGCGATTGGTCGGTCTGCCGGATGCATGCAGCCTGGAGCTGGCCAACACCATTGCCGAGCGCCGGCAGAACGTCGTCTCCAAGCTCACGATGCGCGGCGGCGTCAGTCGTGCCTGGTACATCGCCTTTGCTGCGAAGCTGGGCTACACGATCGAAATCGACGTTTTCCGCCCGTTCATTACTGGGCTCAGTCGCTGCGGCGACCGTCTCAATGGCGGCCACAGCGTGCGTCACACCTGGCGCGTGCGAGTCATCGGCCCGCGCTACATCGCCTTTCGCACCGGCGCCAGCCAGTGCGGCGACCTGCTCGGCAAGATCACTCGCGCCGAAGACCTCGAATGCCAGCTCAAACGCCGGAAACAGGCCCACACCAACCTCATTGTTTCGTATGAAGGAGCGTAAATGAAATACGTCCAACCAATCGGGGCTGCAGTCAATGCGCCTTATATCGATGCCAATCCCGGACTGGGCGTTGAAGGCAGCCCGGTTCCGGCAGCGGCCATCGAGCATCCTCAGCGGGAAATAGCAGCGGTTATCACCGGCGCCGGATTAATTGAGTCAACAGGCGACCTGACTCAGCTCCGTCAGGCCATCACCAAGATGATCCAGTCCGGCCAACGCGCCGTAATCATCAACAATGCTGTCTTCGCTGGTGCGGTCACCGGTACCGGCAAGGCGGTCTATTGGGATTCCGCCAACAGCCAATTTGACCTGGCATTGGCTGACGGCACGGTTAAACAGAACTGCGTCGGTTTTGCCGATGTGGCCAACGCCAACGTCTACGCCTTTGGGGATGCGGTGTTGTTCGCTGGCCTTACACCCGGGGCGCGTTACTACCTGGATGGCACCACGGCTGGCGCGATCACCGTGACTGCACCGACCAATGTGGTTTTTGTGGGTATCGCGCGGAACGCGACGGAGGTGTTTGTTGATGTCGATTCCGGCGGCGGAACCGCTCAAAAACAGCTTCAAATCTTCACTTGTACACAGGCATCCAACATCCTCACCGGCGCTTTCCCTGCCACATCGCTGGATTATCGCAGTGCGACGGCGGCAAACGGCACGCCTGTCACTAAGGCGAATGGTGCTCTGACGCTGGCAATCCCGGCCACATCCAATCTTGGCATGCTGCTTACGGCACAGGTCAATCGTCTGGTCTGGGCTGTCGCCTACAACGCCGGTTCGCCGGTGTTGTGCGTCGCGAATATTGCCGGCGGTCTACCGATGGACGAAACAGGCTTTATCAGCCCGACAACCATCGGAGCGTCGTCGAATGCGGCAAATGTGTGGTATTCGGCCTCAGCCGTGTCAGGAAACTCGCCCTATCGGATCGTCTCGTTTTCCGACGTGGTATTCATCACGGGAACAGGTTGGAGCAACCCGACATTGGTGCAGCCAATCGGCGGCCAGGCGCTTGCATCTATGTCCAGCCTTGGTTACGGGCAAACATACCAAGACGTTACCGGCTCCAGGTCGACTTCGACGACTTATTACAACACGACCGGAAAGCCCCTAATTGTTAGCGTTACCAGCAACGCGAACCAACAAAACCTCGGGCACGGCGCGTATGTGAATGGAGTGCTAATTGCTCAAAGCGTTCAAGGTTTTACAACGGCGGCAAATCAATCTTGCTTGAGCTTTGTTGTGCCACCGGGATCAAGTTATCAAGTAACAAATGTCGCCCTTTCAAAATGGTACGAACTCCGTTAAAAGGATCAAAAATGCCTTACTTCAAAGACAAAACAAACGCGCTTCACTTTCTCGATGATGCTGTCTTTGCGCACCTCTTGCCAGCCGGTAGCATCGCGATAACCGACGCCGAGGCGTCGCAATTGCAGACCCCTACGCTGGCCGAAGCTAAGGCATGGGCATGGGCCGGCATCAAAACCGAACGCGACCGCCGGAAATCGGGCGGCGTGCAGATCAGCGGGAAATGGTTCCACACAGACGATCCTTCGCGCATTCAGTACAGCATTTTAGACGGCAAAGCGACTCGGGCATCGCTGCCCGCCGCTACGGTCCTTCACCCGGCGTGGAAAACGATGTCTGGCGAAAAAACGCCGATGACCGTGGCGGTTCTCCGCCAAGTTCTCGATGCGGGAATCGTCTATGACGGCGCGGTGTTCGACGCTGCTGAAACGCACCGCGCCGCGATGGAAGCCAGCGCCGATCCGGCGTCCTATGATTTCTCATCTGGTTGGCCTGTAACGTACGCCGAGTCGGTATTGTGAAAGTTATCCAGGGCTGGCGCTCCGACCCCGAGCGCGAACTGACCGACCCGCTGCCCGAGAAGAAATGGACGGTTGTGCTGCGCTTCGTTGGCGGCGACTGGCTCGATCCGATCAGCGTTGGGTCGAACTGGTTTAAACCGCCGTATCCGAAGCACATCCTGCACGTCTGGTGGCCGTTGTGGCTTTCCTACGTTCTATTTGCCGGCATGTCGGCACTGCTGATGGCCTCGCTCGCGCTTGGCCCGTGGTGGTCGTGGCCATTCGCTTTCCTCGTTTGGTTGTTGACCCCCGGCAAGATAATCGCCTGGCGCTTCAATAAGAAGGGGGGCTACGCAGGGCATAAGGTTTATGGGGTCGATGCACCTGAATACCCGTTATGGCTCTGCTCGACGGGCGATGTATTCCCTGGATCGCTGGCGCTGTGCTGGTCGATCAGGCCATTTGCAACGATAGAGAATTGAGGAGACGGTGCGACCACCGGCGGTGCGCTAACACCTCCGGTAGTCACCGCCCGCAGAGCAATCCTGCGTTTGGCCGAGGCACCGTGCTGTGCACACAGCGGGCCGAAGCCTACACGCATAGGCAAATCAGTGAAAGAGGTACGTTGCAGCTGCTGTAACAAAAAACTGGCCGAGGCAGATTTTCGCCACTTGGTCATCAAGTGCCCGCGATGCGGGGTAATGAACAACCTGAAGGCCATTGAGCCTCTCGATGCACCTGGTGTGCAGAAGGCGAGACTCAATGAGCGCGATCCTTAACAATCCGGTTAATCCGATCATCCCGTGGATGGGCGGCAAGCGCCGTCTGGCTGATCGACTGATTCCACTCTTTCCAAAGCATGAGTGCTACGTGGAAGTCTTCTGCGGTGGGGCGGCGCTGTTCTTTCTGCGACCGATGCCCGCCCAGGTCGAGGTCATCAACGACATCAACGGCGAACTCGTTAATCTCTATCGCGTGGTGCAGAACCACCTCGAGGAGCTAGTCCGACAGTTCAAGTGGTCGCTTTCTAGCCGCCAGGTGTTCAAGTGGTGCCAGATGCAGAATCCCCAAACCCTGACTGATATTCAACGGGCTGCAAGATTCTTTTACCTGCAGCATCACGCTTTCGCTGGGAAGGTGTCTGGCCAGAACTTCGGTACTGCAACGACGGCGCCAGCGATCAATCTGCTCCGGATCGAGGAGAACCTATCCTCAGCCCATCTCCGGCTGGCCAACGGCACCACGATCGAGAACTTGCCCTGGGCGGACTGCATGAAGCGCTACGACCGCGACCACACCTTCTTCTACCTCGATCCACCCTACTGGCAGACTGAAGGCTATGGCGTCCCGTTTGAATGGTTAGAGTACGAGGCGCTGGCCAGCACAATGCGTACATGCAAGGGCAAAGTGATGCTATCGATCAACGATCACCCCGATATCAGAGCTTGCTTCGCCGGCCTTACGTTTCACGAAACAGGGATAAAGTACAGCGTCGCCAACTGCCACGGCGCACCAAAGGAGAGTGGGGAATTGGTGATCACGAACTACGAGCCAGGTGTGGGCAACGGCGGGCTGTTTTAACGCGCTGAGAAAGTGTAATTAACTTTCAGCGTGTGCAATCATTAGGCTGTTCCAAATATCCCGCGAAACAGTGTCAAATATCTCGGCGCGCTACATTCAGACTTAATTGGCAATGATCCTAAAAACCGCAGTTATCCGATCCCGTCCGCATGATTTTCGAGTAATCGAAGTGCTGAAAGCGGAGCGATTCCGGCGAGAACGTGCTT